GGGTCAGGAGGAGCTACCCTGGATTCGATCTCAGCCTTCTGGAGCTTCTCTGTACCCTCCATGAACTTACCGACATGCCCGGATACCTCTGAGGCTATATCAGAGACTTCTTTCCCTGCTTGTTTGGCCTCTTTATAGAGGGCTGTAAGTGCCCTTACACCTTTGATAGCTCCTTGAGCCAGCGCAAAAGCACTTACAGGGTCGATCATTCCATCGGTACTTGAATACCCCTACGCTGAAGCTCTTGAATAGCTTCTTCAGCAGACGGCTGAGCCATTCCAGGTTCTTGAGGAGTAGGTTCTTCAGGAGGAAGCTCAGGCTGATCTGTTTGACCTGCTCTAGCCCCAATACGGCCTGCTTGAGCGCCCAAACGAGTCATAATTGGAGGAGGTTTAGCGTTATCCAAGGCGGTCAGAGCATTCAATGACTCCTGAGCACGAGGAGACATACGAGCAGTGGATAAGAAATTCTTACCTTCAGGGGTAAAGAGAATCTTAGCCAGTTGATCTTCACTCAAGCCGTTCTTGGTGAGCATATTGAACGTATCCATAGCCAACTGAGTTGCCTTAGCCAAACTATATCCACCAGAAGCCCCCACTGCTGCTTGAGTCTCGCGCACCTGTTCAGGACTAAATACCTTATCTTCAGGAGGCTTCGTAACTGAAGCCCGTTTAGAGAAGACAAAGGCATCATCCATGCGCTTGGAGAATTCATCCTTATTCGTACCAAGAGCAGCCATAAGAGCGTCTTTGTCGTTATCAGATAGTTTTTTCCAGTTAGCTGATAGCTCACCCAAGTCTACAGATTCCTCACCTTTTATGTTAGGACGCTTAGCGCTATTAATAAAGTTATCGTAGACTTTACGATCCAAGTAAGCCAAAGCTTCTTGATCCGTATCAGCGACCAACTGACGAGCATAAGTACGCTGTTCAGGAGTAAGTTTCTGATACTTGTCAAACAACTCTTCAGGAGAGATTTCAGCAAGGCTCTTGTCTTTCAACCATGCAGGCAAGCCTTGTGCAATAGCGTCCCTGTACGCCTCAGAAGCTTTCTGGGTACGATCACGAGCCTGACGAAGGAGTCCAAGGGCGGTTTTATCAGCCCCTGTTGCACCATTAAATGATTTAAGAAGATCATCCTTAAGTCCGCCAAAGATAGCACTAGAGATAATCTTTTCATCAGTAATAGACAAGTCTTTGATAAGTTGATCGCCTTGACTGGCTTTCTTACCAAACTCAGACATAAGTCCTTGTGCTTCTTCAACAGTAAGTTTCTTACCAGGAATAATTTCATTGGTCAAGAAATTACGCGCCCTATTTTCAGCAGGCGCTAGACGCTCACGAATAGCATTGAGAACATTTACAGCTTTTTCAGCATTAGGAGTAGCTTGTTTACTATAACGAGAAAGAAGAGCATCAATACTGTTGATCGTGTTTTCGGTATCAACAAGACCTCTGCTTTCACCATAGCCCTTAGCTTTTTCAAACAAACTACCAGCTTTACTGTCTCGCAAACCTTCAAGTTTATTCTGAATGGCTTTAACAATGGAAACAGTAGAATCCTTTGCTCCAAGTTTGCTACCATCTGGTTGCATTCCTTCAACAGCACGAGCAGCAGCCCCTGAATTCAAGGTAGCAATCAACTCAGCATATTTAGGACTATTAGCCAAACGGTTAATATCAGCAGCAATAACAGGATCTGAAGTACCTTGACCTTTTAGAATAAAGTTTTCAAAGATATTCTTATCGCCTTCAGGCAAAAGATTCACATAAGCATCAATCTTTTTCTGCTGTGATCGTTCTTTAAGAGAATTAATACCTCCTTTAACCAAGTAAGGCAGGCTCTGAACAGCAACCTGAGCATAAGGGCTCTCAGGGGCAACTGTTTGAGCAGCGGTTCCTAGCAAACCTCCAGCAGCAAATTCACCAGCAGCGGTACGAGCAGGGGTAGACAGGTTAAACAAACTGGAACCAGGAACCATAGCCGCCATAGCAGCAGACGGAGCACCTGCTTCAGCAAATTTATAAACACCACTCCATCCTTTGATCTTCATCAGATCAGGACCACCCATATTAGCAATGGTGTTTACAATCCCTTGTGAAGAGAAGGCAGAAGGGTTTTTAGACTCTTTAAGAGCATCATAAAGATTACCCCACCCACCGACTAGGTTAATAACACCTTTAGTTGCTCCTTTGAACAAGGATTCAACAACGCTTTTAACTTCGTCAAGAGAAGTCTTTTCTTCTTTAGGGGCCAGTACGCTTTCCCCTGTCGTTAAGACTCCTCTGCGGCGAAGTTCTTCTTCAGCCTGTGCAGCGGTGATTGCCATTACTTCTTGCCTCCTCGTGCAATTTTCATTAATTCATCATCAGACATACTGGAAAGATCGGCTCCTCCAGGGGACACAGACAACGGAACTTTAGGAGTATATCCATTAAGTCCTCTGTTCTTTCTAGCATAGTTCTCAAGATCAATCGTCTCTGTGATAATGTCTTGGTTTTTCTTCTGCATGAACTCAATAAGTGCTCTACGCGCTTTAGGAGAAGTCTCCAACTGAGGAATCAAACTCTGAATAAATTTACGATCTTCGTTAGAGAAACCGGCCCCTAGCTTACCACCAAGGGTTTGCAGAATAACGTCTCCAGCAACTTTTTGATATTGCTGAGAATTAGAGATACGTTCTTTATCAGTACCGGAAGCAAGGCCGATTGTATTCAGGAAGTTAGAAATACCAACTCGATTGTCAGCAAAAGCTCCGCTAATCAGTTTATCATCAGGATAAGTAGCAAGAGTGTTCAATGCTTTTACAGCAGCAGTAGATGCTTCACGGACCTTACGAGCATTAGAAACTTCTTTAGCGTCCAGTTGACCAAGCTCTTTAACAAACGCTTCTTCGCCTTTAGCATCTACACTTACTTGAGTCTTAGCGGTTGTACGATCAACCCCACCAGTGTACAGCTTACGGACTTGCTCACCTTTGTCGTTAGTAGTGTAAATAAACTGTTTGTCGTTATTCACATCCAGATACACAGGCTCTCGGGTTCCTTCAGCAACTCCGATTTCTTTAATATTAGCCTTAGCTTCTTTTTCGATAAGTTCCAGGTCAGTAGGATCGCCTGATTTCTTATACTTAGCCATAGAAGCGGTAGTATATTTACCAGTACGCAAAAGCTGTTCAAAAGGATCAATACCTTTGCGTTCACGCTCATTACGAGTAATCTCAGATTCTGTTTTACGAGCAGCAAGGATCTGTTGACCCAGTTGAGCAGCCTCTGCTTGGAAACCGTTCTGTTGAAGACGGTTAGCATACTCTTGCAAGCCTTCAGCAGAAGACACATCAATTCCTTGAGCCAACTGACGAAGCATAGTAGCTCGTTTGATGGAAGGATCTTGAATATCCACACCAGCGGCCTGTGCAAGACCTTGACCAAGACCAGCACCAGCTTTGTAGCCCATAAAGGCCAACTGCTGAGAAGGAGCCAACTGTGCAAACTGAGCTGCACGAGACTCAGTTAGTTGGCGTTGTTGCTCTTCTGGCGTCAGAGCGCCACCAAAGAGTCCAGAAATATCTGCTGTAGCCATTATTACTCCTTAAAACTCAAGCCAGCCAGTAGAATCTTGCTGATTTGCATAATCAACGGCATTGTTATATGCTGATCCTTGCTGATATTGTGACAACAGGTCTTGCAGTGCTTGCTGTTGTGCTGCTGCCTGCTCAGGTGTTGCAACAGTTTGAGCAGAGCCAGTACCACCAGTATACGTTCCTCCAGTCAAAGAAGCAATCAATTTGGTTACAGGATCAGTCAAACCAGCAATACCGCCTGCAAGGGCTTGCTGCTGCATCGTAGCGCCAGCTTGTTGACGGACATTAGCAGCACTAGCAGCGGATTGAAGTGCATTAGCAACCTGAGCACCAGCAGTAGACTGTTTAGCACCCAAGGCAGAGGACACATCCATCGGATTCTGACCCAAGGCTTCTGCACCAGCAGCACCAGCCATGTACTGAGTATACGGAGCCAAAGCAGCAACCTGATACTGAGGCACTTGGTTGAGTAGGTTAGCACCAGTGGAGAACAAACCAGCACCATAGGTGGTCTGTTGCTGACCTTGTTGCATTGCGTTAGCAGCCAACTGAGCATCTTGCTGAGCCAGAGCATTGTAGTAAGCCTGCATCTGGGGATTAGCAGCCCCCATAGCCACGCTACCGCCTGCACCAGAAGTACCACCAACACCCAAGCCAAGGCGACCTTGCTGGAACTGTTGGTTGGTCACTTGAGCCAGTTGTTGCTCACGGCTAGGTTGTAGGAGAGCCTGCTGCTGTTGCATCCAGTTCTGAGCAGCAGCTTGAGGTGAGGTAGCCAGATAGCCTTGACCGAGGTTAAACAGGCTCTGAGCTGCTTGACCGACAGGAGCGATCTGCTCTGCTGCTTGAGTTGCTTGACCAAGATTAGTTCCTGCTTGACCGATAAGACGTTCACGCAGAGCAGCAATATCAGGAGCAACCTGATAGCCAGCACCAGTCAATCGTCCTTGGTCATCATAGGTGAAACCACTCGTACCAAACCGAGAGGTAACACCAACAGGACGGAACTGAGCAGCTTGAGCAGCTTGTTGACCAGCTGCCAGAAGCTTATCTGCCAAAGCATTCTGTTGGTTTGCTCCATACTGAGCAGCCAAATAAGTGCCCAGAGCGTTAACACCGCCACTCAGTAGGCCCGAATAATCAATCGGTTTTTGATCTGCGGTTGTAAGAAGATCAGCCATTAGTAAGTCCCTCCGTCTACAGTGGCGGTAAATGTTCCAGAAACAGTCAGGTTAACTGCTGTAGCGTCACCTGTCAGTGTAATGTTGTTAGCATCAGCTTTCGAGGAAATCGCAGAAGCAATATTGTCAAACTCTGTGTCGATCTCAGTACCTTTAACAAGCTTAGAAGGGTTGCCTGTCTCCAGCGAATCCTTAGCCGCAAAGTTAGTACTTTTTACATAGTTACTCATTATCGAGTCCTTCCTGCTTTACAGAATATATCTAATTTTTGGATAGACATTTCAGAACCATCAATAAACGTCTCAACACCGAGTTGAATCACGTTACCGGCTCCGCCTACTTGAACCTTTTGATTATCAAATACAGCACCAATACTGTATTCATCGTTACCATACTCAGCATAGCCATATTCAGAGAAAGATACTGACCGAAGGGTCATCACTTGTGAATTGTAGTTATTGCTGTAATCAAAACCGTACTTTAGAATCACAGAAGCTTCGCTTCCGCCAACCACAGAGAAGCTGACTTTCTTCAGGATCTTTACAGAAGAAGGAGAGCCAAGATCAAAGTAATTGGTGTAGTAACTCATTGAATAACGAACACCGTTATCCTGGTAGCCTGCATAAGAGGCCACATAACCAGCAAAGCCCATCAAGACTTCCTTAGCCCTAGTAGAACAAAGAGCAGAAGGAGTCAATGCCCAGGTAGTCATACGAGAAGCCCCTGTCTGTAGGGCTCCACGCATATCAAAGCAGTAGGTAATTCCAGAAGTAGGCAGAACCAGTAGATAGAAGGCTTGGCTGTCTGAGTATACGGCTTTAATGTCAGAAAGAGTCTCAGAAGCAACTGCCTTAACCAGATCATCACGAACATTGGCGCTCATGTCTCGCAAAGGAGCAGAACGGTCTTGAACCACTCGCTTAACAGATCGAACACCTGAATCGCTCAAGAAGATGATATCATCTCCAGTAGCTTTAATAGAATCACGAGCACAGCAACCGATACCAGTAATAGCGTCAGCCAAAGAAAGATTAGTTGGATCATTTGCGTTCTGATAGATCAGGATCTGTCTACGACCAAAGACATACAAATAATTGTTATGGGAAGCCAATCCCTGGATCTCATCAGC